ATAGCCTCGACGTCGGGCTTCTCGTCGTCGTCGGTGGCGCCGGTGCGCTTGGCCGGCGGCTTCGGCTTGCGGGCCTCCGCGAGCTCGGCGTTGAGCTTCTTGATCTTGTCGCGCTTGACCTTGGCCGAGCCGCTCGCGGTGCTCAGCGACTGTCGGGTCTTCTTGAGCTCGGCGCGTAGCTCGTCCTCGGTGAGCTCGCCGAGGTCGTCCTCGTCCTCGTCGTCCTCGTCGTCCTCGTCGTCGTCGTCCTCGTCGACCTCGTTGCCGCCCTCGTCCTCGTCGTCGACCTTCTTGGCGAAGAGGCTAATGCCGGGGCGGGCCCAGTACGGGAGCGCGAGCTTGTGTCGGTTGTCCATGGGTCAATCCTTCTCTCGGGGTGGGCGGTTGCCGTGCTCGGATGATATCACTGGGGTCGGCCACGGGTTGGGAATGCGCCGGCCTTGATCTGGCGACGGGCATACGCGATGACGCTCTTGGGCGCGGTGACGCCGCGGTTGAGGAGGCGTTGCGCGGCGTCGATCCGCACGGCCATCGACTCGCTCGGCAGCGAGAAGCCGCGCAGCACCGAGCGGTCGGCTTCTCGGCGCAGCGCGGCCGCGTAGCTCGGATCGTTGAGCGGCTCGACGGTGCAGCGGCAGTGCGGATGCGCCGGCGGCACGCTGACCGGCTCGGCGACGGTGGAGCGCTTGCCGTAGGTCTTGCCGGCGGGGAAGAGCTCGCCGGGCTTGGTGGTGCGCCCCGAGTAGGCGAGGCATGTGACACATGCGTTGGTCTCGGCCACCCAGACGGTCGGCAGGCCGACGCGGTCGGCGATGGCGGTGGCGCCCTCGTTGCCGGCTCGGGTGATGGCGTCGCTGATCCGGGCGCGGACGCTCGTCGCGTGGGCGAAGATCGGCGCGAGCACCGCCTCGATGGTGGCACCGCCGGCGATGAGCCGGCGCGCGTCCTCGAGGCCCCGCGACGGTTCGCGCGCGGCGAGCGAGGGGCGGCCGCGGTTGACGACGTCCTCGTAGCCGGCCGCCTCGACGATGCGCAGCGCGTCACCGGCGCCCAGCTGGAATGCGTCGAGGGTGGCGGCGACGACCGCGGCCTCGATGTTCGGCGAGCTCAGCACGAGCACGAGGTTGGCGATGTCAGGGTCGCCCATGGCGAGGAGCTTGCGCAGCGTGTCGACGGTCGCGAGCCAGCGGGCAAGGTCACCCATGCCGAGCACTCGCGCTTCGAGCCGCGCGAGGGCGGCCTCGGCGCTCATCGGCTACGCCGCCGGCGGGGCGACGGGAAGGCCGGCGGGGTTGACCGGGACGACGGTGCCGCCCTCGCCGCGCGCGGCGGTGAGGATGGTCGGCAGCATGTCGCGAAGCTCCTCGTCGGTGATGACGCCGAGGGTCTTGGCCTGCCCCAGCTGTTGCAGCGCCGTCGCGAGGATGGCGAGCGTGGCCGGGGTGACGTGCGGCTTGCCCTTGGGGAACCACTCGGCGACTTGCTCGTCGGCGTAGCCCGCCTCAAGAAGCGCCTGCGCGATCGGCACGCCCTGCGCGACCTTGAGGCCGACGAGCTCCAGACCATCCTTGTCGGTCGAGGTCTCGCTCGGGTTGAATGTCGACTGCACGGTCGCCTCGGGGACTTCGAGGATGGCGAGCACGGTCTTGCCGATGCCATCGAAGAAGGCGCCGGCGGCGCGCTTGACCTTGGCGGCCTTCTTGTTCGCGCGGCCCTCCGCGCGCCGGCGCGACTCGCCGCTCGGCTGTTCCCCGTTGAGGTCGAACTCGAAGAAGGGGATGCCCGTGGCAACGGCCATGACGCGCACGTACCAGTCGAGATTCTTGAGGAAGTGCTCGGTCGGGGTGGCCTCGAATTGGCCGACCGCCTTGATGCCGCGGAGGATGTTGATGGCGCCGGGGACCGAGCGCACGCGCGAGGCGCCGCTCGTCGCGGTGGTCTGCCCGTCGCTGGGAGGGTTGCCCGAGGTGTCGGGCCCCGCGTCGCCGAAGTCGTCGTCGATGTCGTCGTCGATTTCCGCGAGCGGGTCGGCGAGCGCCCAGCGCGACGCGAAGCCCTGACCGTCGACGTTGGTGAGGTTCGTGGCACTGATCTTGGTGACGGCATCCTGAGGGCCCCACGCCTTGCGGTGGATCGGCGTGCCATAGGGCTTCGAGTCGATCGCGAGGTGATGGAGGAGGAGCCGCCCGCCGGGGTGCTCGGTGTAGTGGTCGCGGTCGGCTTCGGTCTCCTCGGGGCCGAGGTCGGGCTCGAAGGCCTCGGGCTGGGGGTCGGTGTTATCGGCCACGTCGAGGGTGGTGAGAGCGACGGTGAAGTCGTTGTAGAAGAGCAACGCGCGCCAGCGCTTGCCATCCTTCCAGACCTTCGCGCCGTAGAGCGCGGTGCGCTGATCCTTCGGGTCGTAGACCATGACGGTCGTCAGCGGCGACGAGCCGACGACCTTGATGCCCTCGACGTCGATCTTGCCGACGTCGGTCTCGACGGTGGGGTCGACGATGCCGTAGTAGTCGCCGAAATAGCACGCCTTGCGAATGAGGTCGTCGGCCTCGTCCTCAAGGTCGTTGGTGTCGACGACGGTTTGCAACGCGGTCGCCGCGGTGGCCGGCGTGGCGGTGAGGCTCGCGAGCTCGACCTTGTCGGCGATGACGTCGACGGGAATGTGCGCCAAGCTGATCGGGGTGACCTCGGCGGTGCCGGTGAGGATCTTGCGGACCATGGCCGACGCGAACACCTCGGCGCGCGTGCCGTCGTAGTACTCGCGGCCGCGGATGTAGTCGTCACGCTTCGCGTCGATGATGCCGAGCGCGCGCTCCAGATCGCGTCGCAGCGTGTCGAGGTCGTCGGGGGCATTGGTCATGGTCGCATCCTATCGTCACGTCCCCGAGGTATCGGCGAGGTCGTTGGCGCGCAGCTTCATGAGCGCGTCGATCTGGCGGGTCAACCGCTGGATCTGCGTCGTATTCTGAGCGACGGTCGGGGCGCCGAGCGCGAGATAGGTGGCGTTCGCGGCGAGCGCCGCCGGCACCTTCGCGAGGAGTGCCGCCTCGTTGACGGCGTAGAGCGCCGTGGTCGCGGCGGCATCCGCGGCGGCGTTCTCCGCGGCGGTGTAGGCGCGCGTCGAGGCGACGGTGCCGTCGGCGCCGTAGAGGCGCACCGACCGCGCGGGGATGTTCGCGTTGGGCGGGTCGGCGACCGCGGTGGTGTCGTCGTTCCACCACTCGCGGATGACGCCGTTACGGACTACTTGCGTGCCCATGTCACGCCTTCCTGAGCTTGAAGATGGGCCCGTAGTTGCCGGTGTACGTCCAGCCGCTCAGCGTGGCCGTCGGCGCGGCATACGTGCCGAGGTTCGCGGAAATGGCTACGTGGGCTTGCGTCCAGAGGTTGATATCCGTGGTGACTGCGTTGCCCCAAATGGACGCCGATGCACCGAAGCCGCCCCACTTCGCCACGGTTCCGATGTCGGTTCGCGCGCCCACCCAGTAGATCCCGGGCGTGAGCGTGACGGGGGCCGCGAACACCATGACCTTATTGCCCGTGGTGGCAATGGAGGCGGTCGCCTCGGCGACGAGGGTGAGCGGGTGGCCGTTGGCATCCGATGAGTACAGGAGAACCTTGATATTCACGCCGACTTCAAGAGTGGTCGCCTTGAGAATCAGCGCATCATAACTGTCCGTTTTGTAGATCGGAACCGGGGACAATGCTCCCGTGCCTGAAACCTCGGGGCCGCGCGTGCCCGACTCGACGCCCGGCGGGATGACGTACTGGCCGGATGACTTGGGGGTGGCATAGACGAACGAGCCCCCGCCGCCGCCCGCCGCTACGGCAGCGGTGACGAATGCCGTGCTCGCGGCCTTGGTCGAGTTGTCGCCCGGCGACTGGGTGGGCACAGTCGGGTTGCCGGTGAGCGCGGGGGAATCGATCGGGGCCTTGAGCGTGAGCGTCGGCACATTCGCCCACGCGCCCCACGAGCCCCACGAGCCCCCCACATAGTCGCGCTTGCGCACGGCTTCGAGTGCGAGGCCAGCGTCATCGACGCCGAAGACTCGCTGCTCGTGGGTGCCCGCGTAGTTGCCGCCGCCGAGGTCTTTGTACATGGTGACGCCGCGCACGGGGAGGCTCGTGTTCGTGAGGTTGAGGTCGACCCACTCAGTGAGGCCAAGGTATGTGTACGGCGACGTCGAGGTCAGTGACAGTAGCCCCCACCCCGTGTTCGCCCAGACGTCAATGCCGAGCGGGTTGCCCCCCGACGAGCCGGGGATGAGGTTGATGACTTGCCCGATGCCAGCAAGCGCCGTCTGCACGAAGGCAGTCGTCGCGATTCGGGTGGTGCTCGTCCCCGCCGCGGCGGTCGGGGCAGTCGGGGTGCCGGTGAGCGCGGGCGAGGCGAGCGGGGCGAGGAGGCCGAGCGCGGTGGTGAGGCCGGTGATATCCGACTGCGCGTGCGTGTGGCTCGCGGCGGCGTAGCTGCCCGCCGCTTGCTTCGCGTCAAGGGCGGCCTGTAACCCGGTGACGTCGGCGACGACGTGCCCGTGCACGGTGGGCGCGAAGCCCGACAGGGCGACGGCGAGACCGACGACGTCGCTGATCGCGTGGCCGTGCCCGGTGGCGGCGTAGCTGCCCGCGGGTTGCTTGCCGGCGAGCGCCGCGGCAAGGTCGGTCTGGTCACCGAGGATGCCGGTGATGGTGCCCCATGTCCCGCCGCCGCCGCCGCCGGGGCCCGCCTCTTCGAGGTCGGTGACGCGCTCTTCGAGGTCGTCGGCGCGGGCGTCCCACGCGGCCGACGGCTCGACGGTCGGGTCGAGCGTGTCGGGGTCGAGGCTGGCGAGCTCGTCGAGCCGGGCATCGGTGCCGAGGTGCACGAGCTTGGACTCGCCGAAGCGGTGCACCCAGTAGTCGCCCACGGCGAGGGTGAGCGTGCCGAGGCCGGCGACGAGCTCGACCGACTGGAGCGGGTACGGCTCGCCGTACAGCTGGGCGGTGACGATCTGCTCAGGGTCGCGGCTCGCGTTGCTCGTCGGCGCATCGTGTGCGATATCGACGGTCAGGATCGGCATGGGGGAATCGTACCCCACGACACGCCGAAGCCCCGAGCCATCGACTCGGGGCTTGCACGCCGGGCGTGTCGCGGCTTAGGCGAGAAGATCGGCGAGGCTGACGACGAGCTCCTCGGGGGTCCATGCGTCAGACTCTTCGCCGGTCGAGTCCCACCGGACAGTGAGCGTGCCGTCGATGCCGCTGACGTGGACGATGGTGCCCTTGAGGTCGACGTGGCGGCGGTGCGATACGCGGAGGCTCTTGAGGCTCTTGGGGGCGGTGGTCTGGGGGATGCGCTGGCTGGTCATACTTCGATGGTACGTCAACCAATGGCCGACGTCAAGCGGCATATCCGACGGTCGTGGCGCCGACGCCGCCGGCCTTCTTCCGCTCGCGACTCAGGAAGTAGCGGATGCCCGAGCCGACCGCGTCGACGAGGTCGTCGTTGGGCGCGTTGGGGAAGGCGACCATTTGGCCCTCAACGTCGCGGAGGTTGGCGGTGTCGAGGTGCAGCACGCGGCCGCGCTGGTAGTGGTTCAGCGCGTCCGCTGCGCGCACCTCCTTCGGCGCCGAGTTGGTCTCGGTCTTCACCTTGACGGGCAGGCCCCAGAGGATCTGCGCCCAGAGGTCGCCGCCCTGATTGACCTCGATGCGGACGAGGCCGGCGTTGTGCCGCTCGATCGTGTCGAGGATGTCGAGGCGCAGCGACGCGCCATCCTTCTTGACTTGCCGGGCTTCGAGCACGATGCACTGGCCGGTTCCGCGCGTGCCGGCGGCCGGCGGCGCCCACCCGACGACGGCGATGCCGGTATAGTCGCTCGTCGACTTGGTGGTGACGGCGGGGTCGACCTCGACGAGGATGCGCGTGACGCCGGGCAGGCCGGGCGCCTTGGTGAAGTCGTCGACGGTCCAGTAGTCCCCGTCCGCGCCGAGCGGATCGTTGGCGTAATTCTTGAGATATCCTCGCGTGCCCTCGATGCTCAGCAAGAAGTCGATCGGCCACTTGCCCGGCCAGATCGACGCCGGCTGCCCGTCGTCGTCAGTGACGATCGCCTGCCAGTGCCGGGCGGTGACGTGCTCCTCAGCGACCCACTCGTTGGCCTCGTCGACCTCGCCGCGGTTGGCCTTGACGACTTGGTGCACGATCGAATCCTGCATGGTGACCGTGCCCACCATGATGACGTGCGCGTACACGTTGAGCGGGAGGATCGCCTCGCGCAGCGTGGCAAGGCGCTTCTTCGCGAGGGCCTTCGAGTAGCGCGCCTCGTGCGGCTCGATGTCGTCGAGGATGATGAGGTCGGGCCGGCGGTCGCCGACCTTCATGCCGAGGTTCGACGAGTCCATGCCGGCGGCCGCGAACACGAAGCCCGAGCGCGCATGGTACAGGCTGACGCGGTCGGCCATGATCGTGCCACGGCCGCGGGTCTTCGGCTCGACGAGGTCGGGGAAGTCGTGCCGGATGAGCGCGTTGGTGTCGAGCTCGGTCTTGAACGACGCAAGGTGGGTCTGCGCCTGCGTATCGGTGTCCGCGAACGCCGCCGCGAAGCCGACGTGCTCGTGCGCCGCCGCCCACATCGGGAGGAGGAGAAACCACCACGTCGACTTGCCCATTTCACGCGGCGCCACCTCGGCGCGGCGGTCTGCCATCGGCGCCGGCGCGCGCTTACGCCACGCCTTCGCGCTCTTGGCCCACGCGACGTGCACGTCGCTCAGCATCACCCGGCCGGTGTCGGGGTTGGTGAGGTGCCGGCTGAGATACACGAGCGCGAAGAGCATCGGGTCGTCGCGGGTCTCGCGCCGCCTGAGCTCGGCGACGGCTGCCTTTGAGGCGCCGGCCGCGGTGAGTGCTGCGATCTTGCGTGCGAGGATCCTGCCGCGGTCGAGCGCCTTCTCAGCTGGCGTCGTCACCGCTGACCCACTCGTAGACCCAGCGGTGCGGGGTGGCGACGAAGCCGCGCGCGCGCTCGGCCGGGCCGGTGTAGCGGTCATGCCCGGCGACCAGCTGGCAGTGCACGAGGCCGACGGGGTCGCGGTCGCCGCCGAGGATCAGCGCCCCGGTGGCGTGGCAGAGTGGGGCATCCGGCGTCGGCGTATAGACGTGCGAGCCGTCGACTCGGTAGCTGCCCTCGGGGACGCCGGGGCAGAGGCGCTCGTTGAAGTTCGGTGCGATCCAGAGGTGCTCGGCGTGCGGCTCGTGCCGGTCGCAGCGGTGGCGCACGTAACGCCGGCTCACGACTCCACCTCGATCGGGGACTCGCCGATCCGCACGAGCATCGCGTTGAGCTCCTCGGTGACGGCGTCACGGTGCACGACGTCGGCCTCGATCTTGGTGGCGGCGTCGAGGCCGAGGAGCTTGCGGCGCTTCTCGCCGAGGTCGGCGTAGAGCTTGACCGCGTCGATCGCGAACGGCTTGACGTTGCCCTGCGCGTCGACGGGCGGGGCCTGCCGCTGTTCCATGATGGCTCGGGCCGCCTCGCGCTGGAGCATGTCGAGGTCATGGAGCTCGCGCTCTAGGTGCGCCTCGCGGTCGGCGCTGAGGTCGCCGACGCGGGCCCGGTAGCCCTCGACGAGGCCCTTGAGTGCCTGCAAGCTGACGTCGTAGCCGAGGCCGCCCTCCGCCGGCGAGCGCTGCGCGGTCTGGCGCATGATGGCCCACGGCTCGTGCGCGAGCCACCGGGCGTGCGCCCACTCCTGCTCGTGCAGCACGCGGGCAAGGAGGAGGTCGTCGCTCGACTCGCTCGCGCGCTTCGCCTTCGGGGGCTTCTTGCTCATGCCCGCATCCTACTCGGTGATGCGCGGCGCGAGCTCGTAGCGCAGCCGGGCCGAGGTGCCCTCGCCGGTGATGACGACGTCGACCTCGACGCGCCAGTACTGGCCGGCCGGCGCCTCGGGCAGCGTGGCCCGCGCCTCGTTGGTCTTGGCGACGAGCGCATCGAGGTCGAGCCACTCGTGCCGGCCGGTCTTCACTGCGGCGCCGCCCGCCGGTTGAATCCGCCCTCGCGGCTGGCGATGTGATGCGTGAGGTGGAACCGCCGGCAGTCGCAGCGGTACACGTAGAACGGGCGCCCCTTGCGGTGGCCGTGATCCATCGCCTGCTCGATGTGGGCGCCCGCCTCGACGGCCTCATCCTCGGTGGGGTAGGGCTTCTTGCTCGGCGTCGGGCAGAGCCGCGCGGCCCGGCGGCTCATCGCCTCGCCGCCCGTCGGATGATGCGCGCGTTGCGGCGCTCGTGCCGGGCGATGACGCGCTCGCTGCGCCGGCTGCCCTTGGTCAGGCGCCATGCGAGGTCGAGGAGCTCGGCCCGGATCTGCGCCCAGAGGTAGCGGCGGCTCATCGTGCACCCACCTTCTCGGCGACGATCGAGACCCCGACGTCGTGCGCGGCTACGCCCGGCATGTCGTGCCAGAGGCCGAGCTTGGCCTTGCCGTCGACCCAGATCGACTGGAAGCCGACGCGCTTGCCACGGTGGAGGCCGATGACGCGCACCGCGGGCGCCTTGCGCTCGTTGCTGGCGCCGGCATTCATCAGCCAGAAACCGTGGCCGACCTCGACCTCGTAGCCCGCCGCGGTGGCGGCCTTGACGAGGCGGGTCGCGGACGCCGGCACGGGGTGCTCGACGTTGATGCGGTCGTGCTCGGTGACGAGCGCTGCCTCGCGGCGGCGGCGGCCGTGCGCCTTGACGGCCTCGACCGCCTGCCGCGCGGACTTGGTGAGCGTGTGCGCACGGGCCGGCATGGCGATGTTCGGGGCCAGCGGATAAGTCGGCATGACGTCACCCTACCCGATCCATTGGCCGACGCGACAGTAGCCCGAACGGGCGCGCCGCGTTGGCCTTGACCCACTCGAAGCGGTGCGCCTGCGCGATGGCTCGGCCGAACGGCGGCGCGCTCCATGGCGTAGGCCACATGATGACCGAGGCCGCGCGGTCGTAGGTGGCGAAGTCGACGCGCCACGCGCCGTGCTCGACCTTGCGCACCGTCGTGCGCTTCGCGTGCTTACCCACGGTGGCGCCCCTTGCCGGCGGGGAGGAGCGCGCGCACGCACCCCTCGGCGAAGTCGCGCAGCACCCCGGCGCCCCATGCCCAGCCGAGGGCAAGCGAGGCGAGGCACATGACGGTGACGAATGCGCTGAGCGCGACGGCCATGGCCTCGCGCGCCTCGGGGGTCATGCGCTCTTCTCCACGAGCTCGGCACGGTGCGCGAGGTGGGCGCTGATCTTGCCGGTGACGACGACGCCGAGCGTGCCGAGGTGGCGCATGCTGAGCGCGGCGTCGTAGGTCGGGGTGCGCCGGGCCTTGGCGATGGCGTCCTCGATCGCGTCGAGGTGCTCGTCGATGCCGTGGTGCTCGAAGTCGACCGGCTGGGTGATGCGGGCATTGAGCGTCGAGGGCGCCGAGGCCGGCACGAGGTAGCGCAGCGGCACCCAGCGCTCCTGACCGGGGCCGGTCTCGCCGCTGTACTGCACGAGCGCCTCGCGGCCGTGACGGTCGCCGGCGATGTCGATGACGCGGCCGGTGTGTCCCTCACGGTTGACGGGGCCGCCGCCGACGGGGCGGGCGACCCGCACGAGCGAGCCGACGAGGATGGCGGGGGCGCCGCCCTCGCGGGTCACGCGGTCACCTCGAAACCGAA